CAGCCCAACCCGAGGGTGCTGGTCATGCAGCCCCAGGCCACAGCGCACGGCATCACGCTGACTGCTGCGGACACCGTGATCTTCTACGGCCCGCTGATGAGCGTGGAGCAGTACGTGCAGTGCATCGCCCGGGCCGACCGCAAGGGGCAGGACTCCGACAAGGTCACCGTGATCCACATCGAGGGGTCGCCGGTCGAGAAGCGCATGTTCAAGGCCCTGTCCAGCAAGGTGGACGACAACGCCCTGCTGGTCAAGTTGTTCGAAGAAGAAATTGCAGGAAGGGGGTTGCCGAAGCCAGTTTGACAATGTACAGTGTTGGACACCAACTCAAACAAAGGAGAAAGCATGGAAGACGAATTGCCCGTAGACAAGCTGGTGCGCATCTACATGAAGATGCGCTCAGCCATCCAAGACCTTGACGCCCAGATCGAGGCGATCAAGGAGCAGCAACAGTCCGTCAAGAACGAGATCAAGGACCGCATGCGGGGCACGGGGGTCAAATCCCTGCGCACCGACCACGGCACCGTCTCGCTGATGGAGAAGACCCGGTACTACACCAACGACTGGGACAGCTTCAAGAAGTTCATGGTGGAACACGACGCGCTCGACCTGCTGGAGAAGCGCATTGCCCAGTCCAACATGAAGCTGTTCTTGGAAGAAAACCCTGGGTCCATCCCCCCAGGTTTGAACTCGGACACCGAGTTCGACATCTCTGTTCGCAAGCCCACAACCAAGTAAGGAGTTACCCTAGATGAGCAATATCGCTTTGTTCAGCGGCTCTGCCGTTCCCGCGTTCGCCAAGAAGGGCGAACTGTCTGCCCTCGCCAAGTCCCTCGCAGGGGGTGCCGGTGGTGCCGGTGGTAAGCGCATCTCGATCAAGGGCGGTGTGTTCCGCCTGATGGTTGAGGGCAAGGAAGTTGCCGCCATCGATGAGCGCTTCCTCGACGTGGTCATCGTCAACGCCGCTCCCAAGATCGGGCGCACGTTCTACATGAAGGCGTACGACGGTGAGTCTCCCAGCGGCCCTGACTGCTGGAGCGCAGACGGCGAGAAGCCTGATGCCAGCGCAACCAACCCCCAGGCCACCAACTGCGCTTCGTGCCCGCAGAACGTGAAGGGCTCCGGTAATGGCGAGAGCCGTGCCTGCCGCTACAGCCAGCGTCTGGCAGTGGTGCTGGCGAACGATGTGGACGGCGATGTCATGCAGCTTCAGTTGCCTGCCACGTCCATCTTCGGCAAGGAGGAAGGCGACAACCGTCCGCTGCAAGCGTACGCCCGGTATCTGGCTGCGCAGGGCGTCTCTCCCGAGACGCTGGTCACGCGCATGAAGTTCGACACCAAGAGCGAAGCACCCAAGCTGCACTTCAAGCCGATGCGCTGGCTGAGCGAGGACGAGTACGCCTCGTCTGTTGAGCAAGGTCAGTCTGAGGACGCCAAGCGTGCGATCACCATGACCGTGGCGCAGACCGACAAGGTCGAGCCGATGAAGCTGGAGGGCGTCAAGCCCAAGGCTGCAGCAGCGCCTGCATCCGCGCCTGCAGTGGACGAAGAGGAAGAGGCACCGCCGCCTGCACCCCGGCGTGGGCGTCCTCCCAAGGCCAAGGTTGAGCCTGTGGAAGAGGTTGAGGAGCCCGTCGAGCCCACCGTGCGCAAGGAAGAGAAGGCTGCACCCGCTGCACCCAAGTCGTCTCTTGCCAAGCTTGCTGCCGATTGGGATGATGAGTGACTTTGATGGGGGCTTCGGCCCCCTTTTATCACCATGACCTACTCCGTTAAAACCGTGCTGGCGGTGAAGAACGCTCCCAAGAGCCTGGGCAATACGCTCGGGCGTCTTGCTGTGAGCCTGGACTTCAGCGTCTTGCGCATAGCCAAAGCCACTGGGGCATCACGCCAAACCGTCTACAACTGGATGCTGGGCGGCGATGTTCTCAATCCGTATCAACCAAGCGTCGAGCGCCTGACCGAGATCCTCAGGACCGCCAAGAACGCAGAAACCGCATGGGTGCAAATATGCAAGGAATTCAACCTTCAAGCCTGACGCCAGAGGAACTCTTCCGGTACGCGTATCTGGAACTGGACGCCCGGGGCTTGCCGAAGGATTGGTGTGAAGCGCTGCTCAAAGCGCTGGCTACGTTGCTCGATGAACGTCAAGCCTACCTTGACAGCATAGCCGCCACTAACGCCAACACGTAACCTCCGGGAGCTTCATGGAACCGCTTGAGTTTCTAGCGGCTGTGCTTCCGCCACCCGGTTTCGGGTACTACTGCGCAGCAGAGCTTTCTTCCAAGAAAAAGCAGCACGTTTTCGTCGAGGACTTGAGGGAGGTACAGCGCCATGCCGATCTATGGCTGACACAGAGCAAGGACATCTACTTCGCGCTGGCGACGTTCGAGGAGTCGGGTAAGCGCACGGCAGACAACGCCGAGTACATGCGCTCCATGTTCATCGACATGGACGGGTACGAAACAAAACGTGACGCCGCTGTCGCCCTCTCAGGGTTCTTGGAAGCCACAGGTCTTGAGAGGTTGGCTACGCCCTACATCGTCGCCTCAGGCGGCGGGCTGCACTGCTACTGGGCGTTCGACAAGCCCGTGACGGTGGGCATCTGGAAGCCTGTGGCTGAGGCGTTCAAGCGCCTGTGCAAGCAGCAGTCGCTGGCTATCGACATGACGGTCACCGCCGACGCGGCCCGCGTGTTGCGCATCCCAGGCACGCTCAACTTCAAGAAGAAGTACGCCACCCCACGCTCGGTCAAGATCATGACCGAGGGCACCACATGCAGCTTCGAGGACTTCGCTGAGGCCATCACTGCAGCGCTGGGGCCGGGGGCAACGACCAGTGTCACTCCTTCTCGCGCACCGCTCGACATTCCAGGCAAGCGCATCGAGGCACCCGTCGCCAGCAGCGTCAAGCTGGTCGAGAACAGCGTCACCAAGTTCAAGCTGATCATGCAACGCACGGCAGCAGGCGATGGTTGTGCACAGCTTGCGCACTTCGTTGAGCACGCCGCTGATGACGGCATGGAGCCTTTGTGGCGTGGCTGGCTGTCGCAGGCCAAGCAGTGTGCGGATGGTGAGCGTGCAGCGATCTGGCTGAGCAGTCTGCATCCCTACGAGCCTGAGCGCATGCAGACCAAGCTGCGCGAGATCAAGGGCCCGTACACGTGCCTGAAGTTCGACAGCGAGAACCCTGGCATCTGCGAAGGCTGCAAGCACTTCGGCAAGATCACCAACCCCTTGGCGCTGGGGCGCGAGATCCTTGCGGACAACACCGAGAAGCAGATCGAACTCACACCCGTGGACCCGGAAGATCCCGAGGCACCACCCGTCACAGTCACACGCCCAATACCACCCAAGGGCTACTCCTACGGAGCCAAGGGCGGCGTGTTTGTCGAGCGTATGGTGGAGGAAGCGGACGGCACCAAGCGCAAGCAGCAGATCATGATCCTGCCCTACGACCTGTTCGTCGTAGACCTGCTGAACAAGGACGGTGAGCACACCGTGCACATGGTCGCCAACCGACCCGGCGCTCCCATCGACGTGCTGATGGCACAGCGCTACACCGTGTCCAAGGATGAGTGCCTGAAGACGCTGGCGCAGCAGAACATCATCGCCTCGTTCGGCGCAGGCAACGACAAGAATCTGTTCGAATACATCCGCGCTTGCATCGAGGACGCCAGCGTCACGAAGAAGGCCATCAAGATCCCCGCGCAGTACGGCTGGCAGGAGGATGGCACGTTCGTCTACAACGGCAAGGTGTATTTCCAAGACGGTAGCACGCGCACGGTGCCGATGCCCGACCTAGCGAACCTCACCCGCGTCACGCGGTCGCAGGGCACGCTGGAGGAGTGGAGACGCTTCCCACAGATGCTCATCCGCAAGAAGCAGTTCGACCTGCTGGGCATCGCCAGCATCGGGTTCGGTGCGCCGCTGATGAAGTTCACGCAGATGGCGGCGCTGACGTTCCACGGCGGGTCCACCGACAGCGGCACGGGCAAGTCGTTGGCGCTGAGCTTGCTGAACTCGATCTGGGGCCATCCGATCCGCTACCGCACAGGCAAGAGCACTTCGCCTGTGACCATGCAGCAGCGCATGGGTAACCTCAACAGCCTGCCGTTCACATCGGAC